ATCTCCGAGGCTGAGTACGAAGCCATACTAGAACTACAACAAGGTGCCTGCTTCATCTGCGAGAAGGTACCGAAGCAGGGGCAACGGAGGCTTCACGTTGACCACCTGCACGTACTGAAGGACAAGAAGCAGCCTCCGAAAGAGACAAGGAAACGAGTACGAGGGCTGCTGTGTTGGTCATGTAACGGAGCCATCGGTAAGTTCAAAGATAGCATCACTCTACTAAAAGCAGCAGCCGCGTATCTTGAAGAGCTACCGGCCCAACAGATACTAAGAGGAGACATAGATGAGTAAACAAATAGATCACACGGGAGACAGAGTCGTATTCGATATTGAAGTGTCACCTGCTGAGTACTGGCTGTGGAAGGGAGGGTACGGCATCAATGTACCGACAGCCAACCTGCTAAAGGAACCGGCTGTGATCTGTATCTCGTACCAGTGGGAGGGGGAGAAGGAAATCCACCACCTACAGTGGGACAAGAAGCAGAATGACAAGGCGATGCTGAAGCAGTTCATCCCTATTATGCAGAAGGCTGGTACTATCATCGGGCACAACAGTGACAACTTCGATATCAAGTGGCTGCGTACCCGCTGCCTCTTCCATCGGCTACCTATGCCGCCTGAGTTCATCACCATAGATACATGGAAGCAAGCGAAGAAGTACTTCAGGTTCCAAGGTAACGGCCTCAAGTACATCGCCAAGTTCCTCGGCCTCGAAGGTAAGATAGAGACAGGAGAGAACGCTAAGCTATGGCAGGAGGTGGTGTATAAGAAGAGTGCCTCTGCTATGAAGAAGATGTTGTTGTACTGTGACAGGGATGTCGATCAGACCATGAAGGTCTATGAAGCCTTCCTGCCTTATACGCTGACCGTTGGCCACGTAGGCAACAACATGACGGACTGCCCTCACTGTGGTGGAAGTAACACCAAGTGGGAGAAGGATCGCACCACTCAGAAGGGTGGTCAGCACACACAGTTCCGCTGCCATACACTGAAGAAGAATGGCAAGATCTGTGGGAAGTATGCAACGGTTGCATCTTCCAAATGGTACAATGAAACTCCAATCAAGCGACGAAAGGGTACGACGAAGTAATGATAGAGGAGGTAACTACTATGAGAGTCTACCTATGCGGTCCTATGGCGGGCTGTACTGACGAAGAGGCAGGAGACTGGAGGAAAGCAGCGACTGTTCACCTCAACAGTTTCGGCATCACGACCCTAGACCCAATGGATCGTGACTATCGATACACATCCTACGGAGATGATCCGGAGAGTGTGCTGCCTCAGCTTGTAGAAGAAGACAAGATCGACATAGAGATGTCGGACGTGGTGCTTGTCAACTTCACTAAGCCTAGTACTGGCACAGCTATGGAGATCATCTTGGCGTGGCAGAAGCAGAAGCGTGTAATTGTTGTCAACCCTAATGGGTTGCAGCTCTCGCCTTGGGTCCACTACCATAGTCACAAGATATACAACAGTATGCATGCGGCATACGATCATATTGTGACCTTCAACAACCGTATCCAGCGGTGACTACAAGGAACTGGCGGGATTGGTTCGTTCCACCTGATGAGGGCACCACCCAGAGTCAAGTGGAGGATGCGATCCGGGATGCCTCCGGGGCAGGGCACCAGGGAGATCACAAACCTAAGTACCTTGGTGAGAAGACCGTCGCCCACTGTGCCTCATGCCAAGAGGTTGTCAACTTTGAGACAGGCATGCACCTCATGATCACAAGTGAGTGGAGAATCCACATCGCCTGCTTCGCTGAGGTGTTGGAACGGCACTACAAGGACGGAGAGGTGATAGATCTCACCACTGGCACCATCAGACAGCTAAGAGAGGATGACCCCTGACCAGCAGGCAGGGGTTGCAATCTTTTGAAATAGAAGCTATAATTGAGACTAAGGAGAGAGAATGGGACAAGAGCATATCGAGTGGGTGTTTGATGACGCAAAGAACACCATCATCAACCGAGGCAAAGAGCGGGATCAGGCTGACGGGGAGCGCACCATCCCCCGCTGTGTTACAGCATTCAATGCTATCACAGGGCACGAGCTGTCGAACACAGACGGCTGGCTCTTCATGGAGATCCTGAAGAAGTGCCGCTCAGTCCAAGGCTCATACAAGTACGACGACTTCCGGGACGGCGTAGGCTACGCAGCACTCAGGGCAGAGGAGGCTCGCATGGAAGAGGAGGCCAGACGTGAAAGGACTCTCGCCCCTAACTCTGAGCTGCGGACAGCATCACGTAAGTACCGCCAAGCTATCGAGAGGGATGAGTTACGAGTAGAAGGGTATGTGCCTCCCGAGTGTGACGACCGTGTCCACTACGGTGATGGGAGTACTGACTGATGTTTGATGACAAGCGCAGCGTAGAGAGATGGGACGCCTTCTTCATGGAGATGGCTTTCCTTGTGGCTTCCAAGTCCAAGGATAGATCCATCAAGGTAGGGGCAGTGGCTGTGGGGGAGGGGCACACCGCACTGTCCATGGGGTACAACGGGTTCGTCCGGTATGCTGACGATGAGAATGAGGCACGCCATGAGCGCCCTGAGAAATACAACTGGACTGCTCACGCTGAGATGAACGTCATTTGTAATGCAGCACGCAGCGGCACCAAGCTACTAGATACCGTACTGTACACCACCTCCCACCCTTGTACTGAGTGCGCCAAGGCTATCGTGCAGGCTGGGTTCAGGGAGGTTATCATTCCCTCCAAGGAAGACGATCCTTTCTGGGTACATGGAAGGTGGGGTGAGTATGAAGAGAACTTCAAGAAGGCCCGTGAAGTTATGGCTTCAGCACGGGTGAGGATCATAGACCATGTCGTTCGATAAGAAGGGTAACTGGATAGGCAAAACGCAAGAGGAAGTAGAGGGCTTCATCCAGTCGCTTGACGAGGAGATGCAGGCCATACCTCCGGAGTTGAAGGAGCAGATCCAGGCCCTAGGTAATCAGGTGCTGGGTGCCAACAGCGCCCTGGTCAGGTCGAACAAGAACAGGATGCAGGCTCTCAGTACCATCCTGTCCAAGGGTGTCAAGCCAGTAGACATCGTGATCCCTGTGTACGGTGGCCTGCATGTCCTGGCTCCGTGCCTCTCTTCAATCCTTCAGCGTACAGGCTGGCCCTTCAAGATCACCCTCGTTGATGACGCTTCCCCTGACAAGGGTACCACTGCGTGGCTCAAGGGGTGGGCTGCTGAACACCCTGACCACACTGTCCTCTTCAACAAGAAGAACCGAGGCTTCGCAGCCACAGTCAACCGGGGTATCGAGGCGAGTGAGGGTGAGTATATCTGCGTCCTCAACTCAGACGTGCTGGTCACCGGTGGTTGGCTCTTCAAGATGGTGCTGGCTCTGGAGACAGATCAACGCAACCAGATCGTCAACCCCTGCACCAACAACACAGCCCTCATCAACATCCCCATGCAAGAGGGCTACGACTACAACGATATGAACCGGGCATTCGAGAAGCTGTCTGCTCATGAGTACCCGGAGATCATGCCTACGGGCTTCTGCTTCTTCATGCGGCGTTCCCTCATTGACATCATCGGCAACTTCGATGAAGGGTATGTGTCCTACGGAGAAGAGTCAGACTTCTGGATGCGGTGCATCACCCGTGTCGTGAACGGACAGGTGTCGAACTGGCGCTCGGTACTGGCTGACGACACCTACATCTTCCATGAGAGAGGGACATCTTTCAGCGTGATGAGTGAAGAAGAACACATGGGATACCGGAGGTCTGGATCCTCACGGTTCAAGTCTATCTGGCCTGGGTTCAGCACATGGTTGAAGTCTTTTGATATCGAAAAGTCCCTGGCTACCCTGCGAGCCCCGGTTGCTGAGGATCTCATCAAGAAGGAGAACCCTAAGTACAATATCTGCTTCGTGGTGTATAGTACAGAGAACTGCGGCGGCATGAAGGTTATCGCTGACATCGTCAACCACCTCAACGAGGTAGGGGTAGAGGCGAAGGTAGCTCACATCAGGCGCGACCCTAAAATGCAGAAGAACGTACTACCTTCTCTTCGGACAGAGCCCATCGTATTCGACGGTGTGCCTGACTTTGTAAACAACTTCGGGGAGCGTGTGTTCACCAAGGGTATAGTGGTGGCGGGTACAGGCGAGTTGATGCCCGCGGTAGCCGCTGTCACTACCCCTGATCCTCACCTGACCTCGGTGCATTTCTCTC